TCTAATGCCCCTCGAACCTGTAAAATTTCACCTATAAGTGGAAAACGAACTAAATGGACCTGTTAATAGAGGTTCCCCAAAGTATGTATGCAGGCTTGCACCTGCAATTATGATGCGAAGTATCCAGACGGCATCTCAACAAATGGATATGCCGGAGTGGGAATCAGGCACAGACCCGTTTCTGTGCAAGCATTTGGTTGATTCATGTCAGTTGCTTGTTTGAGGTCGAAGATGATGACACCCTCATCTGCAAAGCGAACACCCGGTGCCTTTAACGGAACATTCATCTCGACACCAATACCGGCTTTTACAAGTGCCGTCAGCGCACGATTTCCAACCGGAATCATCCTCTTCTTGGGCTTTCCGTCTTTCATAGAATCCGACGTAAAGAACTTCATCGCGTTCGGTGTTTCTTTGGCACAAGGCTGCAATGCAATTTGTGTTTTGTCTCTGCTGATGAACAGCCGCACAAATGGCGGATAGCCAATCTCGGAAGCCGTTGCAAGGTTAAAGGAGATGCGGTTCTTCAGGATTCGAACCTCTGCAATACTGAATGTACGAGGGACGCCAACTACATCAAAGTTGTCTAAGATACTCATTGTTTCCATCCTTTCGAGGTTTAATTACAAAAAAGCCATCCAATATCCGAGGGACATCAGATGCAGACAAATCTGCCACCTCATCAACTGAGGGAACCGGAACGACATTTTCGCCCTTTAGAATCTGTTGCACCTCAAGCCAAAGTTCTCTCGGAATAATCGCTTCGTGATAGCCTTGGATAAAAAACTGGTTAGCACGTCCGTCGTTCCGAATAGAGCGATGCGAAAAGATATCCACGGTAACGGTCTTCTGCATCAAAACGTCACCGGAATATTTCTCATTTGTCAAGATTGTCTTTACCGTAGAGTATGTCCACTGACCACCTCGTGGGGATGGAATACCTTGCTGGTTTAAGATGTAGCAGATTTCAGGAATCGTTTTGTCATCGTAGAACATTTGATAAATCAGCCGCACAACATTCGCTTCAGGTTCGTAAATCTCCAGCAGCCTCTTATCTCTGGTGTACCCATAGAGGTCTGCGAGCTTTGGGAGCCCCTTCTCAAATCTTTTCTGGAACCCCCATTTCACGCTCTCAGACTTTGCTTCTGACTCGCCTTGCGCAATAGCAGCCATAACGACCATCAGAAGCTCGCCGGTCTGTGTCAAGGTATTGATTGCAATATCCTCAAAATAAACAGCAACCGGCTTGTCCAGTGCCTTGAGCATACGCACAGTGGCAACGCAGTCAACAACATTTCGTGCGAACCTTGCAATGTTTTTCACGATAATCATGTCGATTTTGCCTGCTTTACAATCAGCAATCATCCGTAAGAAGTCCGTGCGTTTCTTTACGGAAGTCCCAGAAATCCCTTCATCGGCGTAGATGTCATAAAGCCGCCACCCCGGATGCTTCGACACATATTCTTTGTAATACTGGCACTGCAGCTCGTAGCTTGCGAGCTGGTCTTTGTTGTCCGTACTGACTCTGCAATACGGCGCGACCACCAATGGGTCTTCTTCGCTGTGCTCAGTAGTCTTTTTAATCGAAGCGGGAATACACTGGACTTGTGCGCTATGCTCATAAGCATTGCGTATCTCATTTTGTTTATTTGTTTCCAACTTGTGTCACCCCTTTCGAATATGTATCTGTAACTTAGGGTGACCTATCGAGATGCGGGTGGGGATTTGCACCCCACAATCATTAGTCGTGCACTTTCAACACGATTGACGTTTGCAACCGCCGCGCAGTATGTCTTGCGCCGCCCTGACTGCCGTTTCGATGGGTGTTTATTAACACCAGCAGCGCGTCTACCTATTCCGCCACCGCATCATCGTTATCTCAGGGTATTAAACAGAGGAGGAGCTGTTACCTGCGCAGGAGTATCTCGCTCAATGGCAAAGATTTTCCAGTCAAAGTTCTTACCATACCGTTCAGCCCACGCAATGTCCTCAAGAACCACGGCGTTCTCATTCAGGTCTTCGCCTTCAAGATAAGACTCTTTGACTTCGTCAGGAGAGATATCGTAAACCTCAGCGACACGTCGGCACATCTCATCATGCGCCGCATCGTGCGTATCGAAATACTCAGGCTCGGAGATTTCTCGCTCCATTACCTCAATCAACATATACTTCATAGCATTTTCTCCTTATAAAACTCAGGTTTTATTCGTAACATACGAACACATGACCCACGAAATCACCGCCACCAATGAGATACGAGCCAACATATTTCAGTCTGTCCTTCTCATCTTCCCGGATTTCCTCGCCGGTCATTTTTGTTACAACCTTCATTGGATATGTCTGATTCTCGGTATCAACCATGCACCAAAGGCAAGGTCGAATCACGTCTTGAACATCCACATGAAGAACTTGTTCGTTGCATCTTGCAACGCGGTCATCGAAGTACAACATCGGGATATTGATTACCTGTTCTGCTGTAATCTCCAATGGATACTTGTAGATTACTCTCACGTTTGCCTCCTATAGATTTAGAGATTCCAAAAGCTCTCGTTGCGGCGAGAACTCTTTATACAATTCGACCTCCTTGGTCAGCCGAGCCAAGATTGCTTCTTCCTTGACCGCGTACCTGCCCAAGTAAACTTTCTTATGGTTATAAGTAATGCTGGCAACCCACTTCTTACGTTGTTTGTCGAAGTAGACGCCAGCGACACCAGACGTATTGCACGAATACAGGCTGCGGTTTCTGTCGTTCTCAGAACGCTCGCAACACCGCAAGTTTTTCTTCCTGTTATCCGCTTTGTTTTTGTTGATGTGGTCAACGCATTGACCGGGCTTTGCGTGCATCACAAGTCGATGGAACCGGACAAAGCGTCGAACGCCATTATAAAAGTAGCTGCTGACAAGATAACCGTCCTTGTCACAGTACCAACTGTCGCGCCCCTTGATAAGGGGGAGGTCTTCCAAATCAAAAAGGAATTCGGTCGTCTTGATTCGCAGGATACCGTATGTATCGAGAAGTTCAATCCGCATTATGTTCTGTCCAATCCGGCTTGAAGGCGTGTAAAACATGGTATGCCATCTCGGTAACTATCTCCAACCTAATTCCAATAGCGTCTGCCATTGTCTTATTCACACTACACGCCAAGAACCTGTCGAAAGACCCGTTCTCTTCGTAATCACAAATGGCATTCTCAATCAAGTGTTCTGCATCACTCATTCTTCACCACCTCCCACAACATTGTTTGTAACCGCTTTCCGCATCGGTCGTTTCTCTAAACCCCTCAACCGATGTGCATGGGCATTGGTCGTAAACCAGAACTCACGAGCGTTGCTTGCAATGCGAGTGAGTTCTGGTTTACGAGCATAGTGCCGAATTCTTGCTTTTGCCTTTGGCGAAAAGCTGCTGAGAGAAATATGTATAACAGCAAATCTACAAAGCGGTCGTTGCCTACATCCATTCGGAGACAGTCCAGTATGTCAAACTGCCATTCTCTTCGTACTCGTATTTTGAAATAACCTCATCCACAGAATAGTAATCGCCATCAGCAGGAATGAGCTTATCACCATCCCAAGAACAATAACCAACCAACAATCCCTGTTCAATTCTCTCGCTGCTTAGATACGGCAAAAGGCTTTCTGGATAGTTGGTTCTAACCATAATTTCAACTGGATGATTTGGAAGGACATCCCTGACTGTCATTGGTTCTTCTCCTGTTAATTACCCCATCGATATGTCCAACTTTAATGAAGCCTTCCGGCTCGTCCAAGTCAATCGCATATCCGTTATTGATTTTAATGAACGATGTGCCATCCACAACCCACAGGTCACCGAAGCATGGATTCAAATAGATGTCACCATCTTGGTATTTTTCGTTCTTGTGCTCGTTGCGCTCAGTCACAGCCACACCTCCAATCGGTCATCTTAAATGTGGGCGAGGATTTGCACCTCGCATGGAAAGAAAATTGGTTTGACGGGTTTATCAGGTCTGCAGCACTGTCTCTCCCACCCGCTCGGCGTCTACCTAAGACCGTGCTTCGGAGATAACTTGATTCCTGCGTTTGACATTTATCAGACCTCCTAATGAAAATCGCTCAGCCACGCTAACACTCAACCCGTTCAAGAAACCTCAGACTTTTCATTGAGTAAAACTCTTTTGTATGATTGCAAGTTTTCGACGGTGTTGTAGTGAAAGGAGCTGAAACTTCGAGGCATTAGCTTAGACGATTATGTGTCACAGCTTGAATTAGATATTTCCTCCTATGAAAAAGCAATTGCTCAAATTGACGGTCAGATTGCTGCGCTCCAAGCGCTGAAAAACGCCCCGCTCAAGAGCTTTGAAAGCAGCTCGGGCAGCAGTGGTAGCGGTGGTTCCAGCAAAGAGGTCGAAGAATATCTTGCTGACATTGACGAGTATTACGAAGCAATGAAGCGACTGGAGTCTATCCAGCAGCGTCTTGCCAAGTTACAGTCTCAGATTGAGTATGCAGATACTGAAGAAGAGAAGATTGCGCTCACAAAGCAACTTATCAATGTTTACAATGATGAAGCGGATGCGCTTGAAAATCTGAACAGTCTTCGTAGTGAAACCATTGCCAACGGCAAGGCAGAACTCGAAGCTCTTGGATTCAGTGTAAGCTATGACGCTACGACCAACGAGTTCATGGTTCATAACATGGAGCACCTTAACGAGCTTTATGGTGCTACTCAGGAAGAGACTAACGAACTCAGGAAGAAAACCGAAGAGCTCATCGATACGATGGAGTCTCTCAATGACTCAAACCAAGAGGGAGCTTCCTTTCTCCGCACGTTAAAGGCTGACATCAAATCTGCAAAGCAATCTATTATTGATTACTTAAAGCAGATTGTTACTGCTGCAAGCGATGTTGTCGATGCATACCAAAATGTGTATGAGACGCTCCATAATGCAGCCGATGAATATGCCGCAAACGGATACATCACGATTGATACCCTGCAGTCTATTATCGAACTGGGTGCGCAGTATATGCAATACCTCATGGATGAAAACGGGTTGCTGGTTATCAACGAAGAGAACATCAATAAGGTGCTTGCTGCAAAGACGCAAGAATTAGCTCTCAATCAGGCTATGACTTATGTCGAGCGTCTCCGCCTTGCATTGCAGGAGAACTCCATTGAAGACCTGAACAACCTTCTGTACGCCACCACAGAGGCTACGAATGCCACTTGGGGATTGGTGTACGCCAACCTCGCCTTGCTTGGACTGGACGATGACCAATATCAAGCTGCGCTCCATAACATCAATGCAATTCGTTCTTTGGCTGATAGTGCCGTTAGTGGTATCGGTCAAACTGCCGGTAAAACGGCAGAGGAACTAAACAACATGAAAGATGGTCTCGATGACATCTTGAAGTATGTTATGGATATGCTCAAGCAACGTATCAACGACCAGATTGATGCGCTTGAGGATATGAAAGATGCCTACGCTGACATTATTTCTTTGCGCAAAGAAGCTTTGGAGGCTGCAAAGTCGGAAGCAGATTACCAAGACAAGGTAGCAGAGAAGGTTAAGGCGCTCGCTAAATTGCAGGCTCGTATCAATGCGCTTTCCTTAGATGACAGCCGCGATGCACAGGCGCAAAAGGCAAAGCTCGAAGAGGAAATGTCTCAGCTCCAGAAAGAGCTTGCTGACACCCAATCAGATTATGCGGTAGATGCTCAGAAAAGCGCACTTGACAATATGCAGAAAGCGTATGAGGAGCAGAAAAACGCAGAAATCAAAGTGCTTGAGGACAGCATCTCTTCTTATCAGAAGCTGTATGATATGGCTATTGCATATATCCAGTCAAACTGGGGCTCATTATATGATGAGCTAATTGCTTGGAACTATCAATATGGCGATGAACTGAGCAGCACTATCACGACAGCTTGGGAAAACGCCTTAGCTGCCGCACAGAGATATGGAAGCTACGCCAATGCGTTGAATAGCATTGGCGCTGATATCGATGCTGCAAATGGTGCTGGTTCAAATTACATTGTTGGTGAAACGACATATGACAACAGTTCCTCCAACGAGGAAATGATTCATGCTATCATCAAGGAGATGTATGCGAATAGCCAAGCGCACCATACTGCCAGTAAGGAAGAGAAAGCGCGGCTCGACAAGCGCAACCTGACCCTTGGCGCAATGCTCGGTCAGTACGGCGTAAATGCTTACCGCCAAAACGGAACGTGGTATGTGGATGGTGGTGCACTTCTTTATGAGAAGTATCGTAAGTACATTTACCACACTGGCGGTATTGCAGGCGACCAGCCGACTCTAAAGCAAAATGAGATTCTCGCCGTCCTCGAAAGGGGTGAGGCGGTTCTCGATGCGAAGAAAGAAGCCGGTCTCTATCGCATTATTGATTTCACTACCGCACTGTCGGACAAGCTTAGCAAGTTGCTCACCCTTACGGATATGAGCCGTATGTTCGGTCAGATGCAAGGTGATGTTACGAAGGCTGCTTCTGCTTTTGCCCCAATCAATAACACACAGGCACCCAGCGTATCCTTTGGCGATGTTATCATTTATGGAGCAAATGAAGAAACAGTTGAGAAACATCGTGAAATCAATCGGCAGTTCACCAATGATGTCATCAAACAACTGAATATAAAACGTTAATGGTGCGGAGGGAGCTTCTGTCTCCCTCCCACTGATATTTTATGAAAGGAGATGGATGCGGTAAACCATGTTTAACTGTTATGAGTTTACTTTTGACGGAGAGTCCTCTGCGATGTATGGGCTTATGGTCTATGACATTGGTGGCAGAGGTCAAAGCGATGTGAGCTTTGGTAACAAAGCATCCATCGTCGAAACAAGAACGAATAATCGGATTCAGCCAATTTACTTTGGGACGAATTACCACAGCAAGCCACTTGAATTCAAGTTGGTTTTTGGTGCCGAGCGCGAGCTCGACCGGTATGAGCTTGAAGATATCGCTTATTGGTTGACTGGACGCAAAGAGTACAAGTGGCTTTCCATCGGGCAACAGGATATGGAGCAGCTTCAATTTCGCTGCATGGTCACTGAGTTGACCCCCATCTCACATGGATGGTTACCCGTCGCATTTCAGGCGACCATTCAATGTGATTGCCCTTATGCGTATAGCTACCCGTTTGAAAAGCAGTACACGATTTCCGGTGAGACTACCATTCTGTTCCGCAACGAAAGCTCTGTGCGTGAATATCTCAAGCCTGAGATTTCTTTCGCACCTGCATCCAGCACAAGAACTTTGTCTCTTGTAAATCTGAATGATGACAACCGAGAGTTCAAATTGACTGGCATTCCAAGCGGTGCATCTGTTTTCGTCAACAACAGCAACGGCATCATTCAAGAGCTCTCAAGTGGTTACAACCTATACGATGGATTCAATCTCAACTTCTTCCGCTTGGTTCACGGAGACAATAATATTAAAGTAACCGGTGATGGCGTGCTGACCATCTCTGGCAGGTTCTTATACAATGTTGCAGGATAAGGAGGTGTTGCGGATTGTATCTTGATTATTCCAAATTGGCGTTTGATAAAAACGGCACGCCAGAAACGCCTACGCTCGTCCTGAAGACGATGCATGAGGAGACTATTGGAGTTATCCCCGGTGTCTATAACCTAAAGCTGTCCGTCAAGTTTGCAGAACCAAGCGAAATGACATTCGATGTTCCTGCCATCCTTGATGGCGAGAAGAACTGGATTTATGACGAGCTTGTTGGATATAAGGTCATCTACACCGAACACTATGGTATCTACGTTGTTATGAACCCGACAACAAGCGCTGATGGTATTTCCGATGTGAAACACGTTCAGTGCTACTCTTTGGAAAAAGTTCTCGACACAAAGAAATTCTTCCTTGAAGACGGCGATGACGGTAGTACATTCAAGTTCTTCAATCAGACAAACCATAACGACCCGGACACTATCATCGGTAGAGTTCTTGAGGTTGCCGATGGTTGGCATATGGGCTATGTTGCTCCGTCTGTTGCCCAGCGCTATCGTACATTCGATGGGTATGACGATTACCTTATGTCCTTCCTGTATGGCGACTGCCAAGACAAGTTCCGCTGTGTGTTCGTGTTTGACCCTTATGAGCGCAGTATCAATGTCTATGATGCCGATATCGAATTAGAGACGCTCCCCATTTATCTGGACTTTGATAATTTGGTTGAGAGCCTTGATATCGAAGAGGTGACCGATGAATTGGTTACTGCAATCAGACCGTATGGTAGCGATGATGTAGATATCCGAGAGGTCAACCCCATCGGCTCCAACTGGATTTACGACCTTAGCTATTTCATTGCGAACGGTGACCTTCCTGATGCCCTTGCTGCAAAGTGGGAAGCATGGCAACGTACTGTCCTCAATCGCCAAACATACTACAAAGGTTTGGTAGCGTTACAGGCATCCGCATCTTCCACGTTACTTGCAACGCAAGCTGCACTCGCGGATTTGAAGGGTGAGCTTGATACGCTTACTGCACAGCAAAGCGTTACGATTCAGGCGCTTGCAATGGAAACCACATCAACCGGTAAGGCTAACCAGCAGAAGTTGCTTGATGAAATCAACCAGAAGATTGCCGCGAAGAAGGCTGAGATTGCGGCAAAAGAAGATGAGATTGCTGCGCTTGAAGCGAACATCAAGCCGTATGCAGAGCAGATTCAAGCTGTTGTCAACGAACTGTCTATCAGTAAGTTTTTTTCAGAAGAAGAGTATGCAATTTTGCGCAAGTACATTATTGAGCAGGATATTACCGAAGACACTTTTGTTGCCACGAGTGTTGATACGACTGTATCTGGTAGTTCCTACTCACTGGTAAACGAAAGAGTTTCCGTAGATGCCTCTTCAATTTCTGAGGTCGATTTGACCAACGAGTTTCAAAAGAAAATGTATGTACTTTCTGGTGGCAACTTTGCTTTCAGTGGAAGCCACAATATCACTGGCGATATTATTCGTGGCACACTGGAGGTTGGTTCAGACAACCAGTATGTGCTGAGTTTGTACGCAGGGTCAATCACTGTCAATACGACAAAGGCTTCAAGCGGCACAATCACGCTTGTCGGTTCGTTGTCATCTTTTTCATCTGACATTAGAGATGTGACCATCGATGAGGTAACTACACGGGAAGGCAGCAAGATTTCGTTTGTCTGCGGCACTGGCTCTATGTATTTGACAGCAAATGTCAGTGATTACCAAAAATACTCTGTGCAGTTGGAACTGTATGACTACGCGCTGGATGTTCTTGCAGATTTGGCTACACCTACATATGAATTTTCGGTTGACTCTGCAAACTTCGTATTTGCCCAAGAATTCGCACCGTTTCGAAACCGCTTGGAGCTGGGTAAGGGCGTGTATCTCAACGTCGGCGGTAAGCAGACAATCACGCCATATATCATCGAGTTTGAGTTAGATTTTGAAAAGCACAGCAATTTCTCGGTTGTCTTCTCAAATCGTTTTAAGCGAAAAGACTATGTCAATACATTGAAAGATATGGTAGAGACCAGCTACTCTACCAGCCGCAGCTTCGATGCCAACAAGTATTTGTATAATCAGGCTGCAAATCAAGCTGCGTCAGTCTCGAAGTTTATGAAGAGCTCATTGGATGCGGCAGTCAATACAATTATTGCCGCCAAGAACCAGAGTGTTGTTATCAACGGTAGTGGTATCCATGTCGGAGGTGATTCCAAGTATCAGCTTCGCATTGTAGATAGCATGATTGCTATGACCGACGATAACTGGGCGACCGCAAAGCTTGCTATTGGTCTGTTTGCGTCCGACGAGGTTGGAACGTACTTTGGTGTGAACGCAGAGGTTATCGGCGGTAAGCTTATTGTTGGCAACAATCTTGTTATTGAGAATGAGACCGACGACGGTGTCATGCAGTTCAAGGTGGACTCAAGCGGCGCATGGTTGAACAACTCCACGTTTGTTCTCCAAAAGGACAACGGCGGCAAGATTCTCATTGACCCTATGTATGGTATTGCCGCAGGCACAGGTGACCTGTACTCCGTAGATGGCACAACTGTTTATCCGTCATTTATTAGTCTTGGACGCAGCCGTGATAATATTCTGTTCGACGATGACGGGATGCCTCAGAATACAAATTTCTATCTCGATATCGATGATGGCAGCGTCTACATCCGTGGCAAGGTCTCTGCTACTTCCGGTAAAATCGGTGGCTTCACTATTGAAGATGACTACCTCCACGCTGGTAGTGGAAGTGACTATATTGCTCTGAACGGTTCTGGCACAAATGCTAACTCCGCCTATGCAATGTGGGCTGGTGCAGCCGCTCCCGCATCTGCGAAATTCTGGGTAAAAAAGAATGGCGATATGTATGCAAAGAGCGGTACGTTTCAAGGTGTCGTGTCTGGCGCATCGTTCAAGGACAAGTCTGGCAATTCCATGATGAATAGCAACTATGAGTTCACTGCTGGATACCTCAATCTCAATGGACTGAATGTTGGAAACGGCAATTTTACAGTCGATGCCAGTGGTAATGTTTCTGTTCGAGGTAGCATCACAATGGCTGCTGGTTCATCAATCAACTGGGCTTCTGTCACAGAATCAAACGTTGGAAATAGCAGCTCATATCAGAGAGCTAATACCGCCTACAACCTTGCAAACACCGCGAACTCAAATGCGGGTGATGCATACAACTTGGCGAACACCGCTTTGCAGGCTGCCTACGACAATGCATTGAGCGACAGAGATATCTTCAATATGCTTACTAACGGAAGCACGCGGTTTGGCATTTTTAGCGATTCAACATCGAACAGGCTATATATCAATGCAAATTACATCCGCTCTGGTACTATTGATGCTGATATTATAACTCTCGGCAGTGATTGGGGTGGCTTCAAGTGTGCACTTGGTTCTGACGGTACTGGTCGTTACACCTATGGTGCTAAAATGTATGGGTCTAATGAGGAGTTTTATTTTATCGCTACAAATGCTGGTGTCCGTATGCAATCCGATGGTGAATCATTTGTTGTCACAAGTACCCGTATTGTTGCAAGTACGGATATAGATACCTCTTCGGACAGGCGATTGAAAAACAATATCTCGTCCGACTTAGACAGGTACATCCCATTTTTTATGCGTTTGCAGCCGAGCGTCTATCGGTTTAATTCTGGTCGAAGTGGTAGGTTCCATACTGGCTTTATCGCGCAAGAAGTAGAAGACGCATTGCGTGATAGTGGTCTTAGTACGCAGGATTTTGCTGGATTAGTAAAGTGCTCCGGGCTGAATGATGCACATTCAAAATATACAGACGAGTATTCTCTGCGCTATGCAGAATTCATTTCCCTGAACACTTACATGATTCAGCGATTGTACCGGCGTATTGACGAGCTCGAACAGAAACTTCAAGCAATTGAAGCATAATAACTCCACGATTGAAAAGCACCCGAAGGCTTTTGTAAGGAGTGGCACATCCTATGGTGTTCCGCTCCCGATTTTATTTACCCAAAAGATATAAAGGAGAGCCATATGAAAGACGAGATTATGAATCGACTTGCCGCTGTTCTGAATGCGTTGAACGCAGTTAGTGTAAACGGCAAACAAAACCTTGCAAATCTGAGTGGCAGCATTGCTGTTATCGAGGAGGTTGCCGCTATGCTGGGTGAAGCTTCTATCGAAAAGGCTTCCGCAGCAGATGGCGAAAAGAAAAAGTAAAGGTGGTGAACCTATATGCCCTGTGATTACAGCCCATATACGTTACCGACCATTGACTTCGTAGCTGGAGAGACGCAGGACTTTGCGTTCTACACCTACTTCTATAAGAGCCACCAGCCGTTTGCGCTGAGTGGGTGTACGGCAAACTTCTCTATTGTTAGCTTTACCAACAAGACAGGTGTACCGATTCTTACGAAGCCAATGGAATCACATTTTAACGATGATGTCACCGCAGAAAATGTGTTGGCGGTCACATTAGACCCGTTGGACACGGTAGATTTGTGTGGTAAGTACATCTATCAAATCACTATCAAAGATATTAACGGCAATATCGAGATTCCCAAACAAGGCATCTTATTTATTACCAATAATATCAACAAGAGTTTCATCAGGCAATAAACCGGGGCGTATGCACCCGGCTTTTATTATGCCCATTTTTAGAGGAGGACAGATTCTATGAATACAACCTACTTTCTGAATTGTGCGGCAGGCAATATTTTCAACACGAAAACGTCTCCTGCTCTGCCAAAGACCTATTACATTGGCTTGAGCACCAGCGCCCCTGCTATCAATGGTACTGGTGTAAACGAGCCGTCCACAGATGCTGGCTATGCTCGTGTGAAGTTGAGTTCCCTTGGTGAGCCGGTTGACGGTGTTGTCACCAACAGTCAGGCTATTAACTTCAATGAATCAACTGCGAGCTGGGGCACGATTACCCATTTCGTTATTTACGATTCCGCCACTGTTGGCGAGGGCAATCTCCTGATGTATGGTACGCTCTCTACACCGCGTAGCGTTGAGACTGCAACCATTATGACCATCAAGGAAGGCTACCTGTCTCTGTCTGCTCAGAACCCCACCTGATAAGGAGTTGAGTCGCATATGGCAAAAGAGTTTGATATTTACCTAAACAAACGACTTACTGAATGCGACATTATCGTCTACTCCATTCCATTCCGTGATGGATTGACCGCGACGAACCGTATGATTTTGGAGAGTTGCCTTGAGAGCTATACCCTCCAGAAGTTCATCGCTGTTGAAACTGGCTCCGAGCTGGTCTCGCATATCGACAAGATGATTAAGACCTGTAATGAGCGGCTGCATATGGCATCAACTTGGGGCATCGATTTGGAGTTCCAAACGCACTATGTTCTCAATCCTGTCCCAACCGTCATTGAGATTGCACCAAACGATGATTTGCAAACGCTTCGGAATATGTTTATGAGCATTGAAGACAAGCTGCAAATCACCGCCGCATCTATAGATGCTATGGTTGCCAAGTCGTTGGGCGAAGGCGGTTCGAGAATGAACATTGACGCTGAAGTGCGCCAGTCTCTCAAGAATAGTCTTCTCCGCCCTGCGGCGGTACTTCCAGTTGACACCAAGGTGCGCCAGATTTCAGAACAAAATTTCCTGACCATTGATGCTCCGGTCGAACCGAGTGCGGAAATCGTTGACCTTTGCTACCGTTTCTATACTGCGGCGGGG